GATCCTTTCAGGATATGGTGATCCAGTTGGTGAAGGTGAAAATCAACTTACAATGTCAATTGCAGCAAAAGTTGACAATGATTGCTATGATGCTTTGATGGATGCTACTTTGAAGTATGATGGTTCAGCTGGAATCATTTCTTATGCTGGTATCGTTAATGCAGTTGATCTATTCCAAGATGAATCTGATGAAGATCTAATGAAGATCATGTTTATTCATCCAAATCAAAAGACACAAATCAGACTTGACGCTGACTTCAGAGATATTACCAAATATCCACTTCCAGTTGTAATGACCGGAACAATTGGTGAAATTGCTGGTTGTCAAATGGTTTCTTCAAAGAAAGTTAAACTTGTTAAGTATGCAAAAGACAATGCAACTGGAACGATCACAATCGTTGTGGATGCAACAACTGAAACTGCAACAGCTTTACATCTTTCAACTGTTATGGTGAATTCAATTGATAACACGTTGATTGTTGGTGATAAAGTTGCAGCAGTTGTGAATTACTATGCGAACCCAGTGGTTGTTGTAGCAGTTCAAGATCCAAATCAAGCTGGTGACGCTGATGGTTTTGCTGAAGAATCACCTGCCTTGACTATTTACTTGAAGCGTGATGTTGAAGCTGAAGATGATCGTGATATTCTTGCAAAGACAACTGTAATTTCAGTTGATGAACATTATACTGCAGTATTATCAAATGATTCAAAGGTTGTAATTGGTAAATTCAAAGTAATAGCTTAGGAATAGGATGGTGAAATAAATGCTATTAAGTAGACATAGAAACAGAAGGGACAAAGGTGCAACATCTTTGAAAGATGTCACACCTTCTGCAGCTATTCCATTGGAAGAAATGTCAGTTGAAGATCTGAAAGGTTATGCTGCAGATCATGAAATTGAGATTGGAAGATCTTCAAGTCAAGATGGGATCCTGAAGAAGATCCAAGAATTTGAAAACCCGGTTGATTCTGAAGCTGAAGAAGCGGCAAGACTTGCTGCAGAAGCAGAAGCAGAAGCAGAAGAAGCGGCAGCAAAAGCTGCTGAAGAAGCTGGATCTGAAGAATAAAAAGGATGTGATGATATGCTGGAAGATGTAACTTTAAGATTATTAAGTCTTGGTTATACAGTTATAGAAGCCGATTCTTGGATGATTCAGTTTATTATTGGTAAGGTGCAACAAGAAATCATTGTTCAAGCTGGTGTTTATGATGCTGACTTGGGTGTGATGGTTGTGCCTGATGGACTTTATTGGTATGCAGTGGACAAGGCAACCGGTGAATTCATGGGTGAAAAAAAGTCAATTGGTGGTTTGACAGGCTTTGACGTTAGTGCAGCAGTGAAAAGTATTCAAGAAGGTGATACAAGTGTGACCTTTGCCTTTGGCAGCGGTGATCTTACACCTGAAAAAAGGCTGGATCTTTTGATCTCATACCTGAAAGGTGATGAAAGCGGAACCCTTGCTTCATATAGGAAGTTACAATGGTAGTTGATACAAGTGCAGCACTTCAACTGCTTTGGAAGGGATCCTGCACAGTCACGATCAGGGAAGGAACACAAGATCCGGTCACTAAAAGAATAATTTTCGCTGAAGCTGACATTTACACAGATCAAGCCTGCAAATTGTCCATTGAAACAATCACCACAACTGCTGAAAGTAATAATGCAGCACAATTGATCCAAAAGGTGAAGTTGTTTATTTCACCGGATGTTTTGATCCCTGCTGGATCCAAGATCACAGTGATTCAAAATGGTAAGACTTCAATTTATGAAAAGAGTGGTGAACCTGGTGTGTTCTCATATCATCAGGAAATCATGTTGGAACTATTCAAGGGGTGGTCATAGTGGCAAGATGGGGACGTGTTGATTATAAGCAATTTCAGGATCTTCAAAAGAGAATGGAAAGATTGCAAGAAGCTGCAAGGCATGAATTCTTTGAAGCTGCAGCAAAAGAACTTGCTGCCAGGCTGCTTGCAAAAGTGATCAAGCGAACACCAACCGGACAATATCCTGCATCAACTGGAAAAAAAGGTGGTACTTTGAAACGTGGGTGGACTGGTGGAAATAAATCTGCAGGGAAGGCTTTTGCAGCTGAATTGCAGATCATAAAGATCGGTAACACTTATGAAGTTGAGATCATCAACCCGGTTGAATATGCTTCTTATGTTGAATTTGGACATAGAACAAGGAATCATGCAGGATGGGTTCCCGGAAGATTCATGATGACTATTTCAGAACAAGAAATTGATGCTGCAGCACCAAAGATCCTGGAAATCAAGCTGACTAAATACTTGGGGGAAATGTTAAATGGTAAATGGTATATCCATAAAACTGAACCTGGTGTTTGGTGATAATGTTAAGATATACTATGATGAAGATGTGAAGCAGGGGTTGACTGAACCTTGCTTTTTTATAATGGTTTTGAATCCTTCAGAAAACAAAATGTTAGGATCAAGAGCATTCAGAAACGTTCCATTCAATGTTCATTACTTTCCAGCTGTTAATGGATCCAACTTGGAACTTCAAACAATGGCTTCTGATCTGTATGAAGCAATGAGATCCATCACCCTGGTGAATGGTGACATTGTGAATGGATCAAGATTAAGGCATGAAGTCAATGATGGGATCCTTCACTTCTTTGTGAACTTCAATATGTTCATAAATTATGAAAGTACGGATGAACTTGATATGGAAACCTTGACAGTCAATAATAGTGTGAAAGGGTGATAAGTTTGGCAAATAAAAGTGAAGAATCAGTTGAAAAGACTGAACGAACTGAAAAAACGGTTCAACCGGCTTTCAGTAAGAAGAAGTTGCTTGGATCCAAGAAATACAAGAACCAAAGGGACGTTCTAAACGTTATACTTGATAATGATCAGAAGTACACATTGAATGGTGTGGATGATCTGATCCAAAAATTTAACAAAATGAAAGGTTAGGTGAAAGAATATGCCATTAGGTGGTGGAACTTTTGTAACACAGAACAAGATCCTTCCTGGTACTTATATCAATTTTATCAGTGCAGCAGCAGCTTCAGCAGCATTGTCAGATCGTGGCATTGTAGCACTTCCAGTTGAACTTAATTGGGGTGCGGATGGTGCAGTGTTTGCAGTGACAGCTGAAGATTTCCAAAAGAATTCAATGAAATATTTTGGATATGGTTATGCAGCTGATGAATTAAAGGGACTTAGAGATCTATTTAAGAACATCAAAACTGGTTATTTTTACAAGTTAATGAATGCAGGGGTGGCAGCTTCAAACACTTTTGCAACTGCTAAATACAAAGGGATCAGAGGAAATGACATCACAACAGTTATCACAGTTAATGTGGATGATGCTGCAAAGATGGATGTTGAAACTTTCCTTGGAACAACTTTGGTTGATTCACAGACAGTCCTTCCAAACACTGATAATCTTGCAGATACAGATTATGTGACTTGGAAAACAAATGTTGTCTTGACTGCAACTGCAGGACTTGTGATGACTTTGGGATCAAACGGATCAGCAGTGACAGCAACAGAATATCAATTGGCACTTGATGCCTTTGAATCATACAGCTTCAATGCTGTTGGTTGTCTTTCAACTGAATCAACAATCATTGATCTAATGGTTGCATGGACTAAAAGACTTCGTGATGATGTTGGAATGAAGTTCCAGTTGATCGGCTATCAACGTGAAGCGGCTGATCATGAAGGGATCATTTCAGTGGAAAACACTGTTTCTGATGCCGGTGCTTTGGCTTCTTCATTGGTTTATTGGGCAACTGGTGCTGAAGCAGGCTGCCAGGTCAATAAATCATTAACAAATGCAATCTATACTGGTGAATTCACACCGGTGACTGATTACACACAAACAGAACTTACTGCAGCTATTCAAGCAGGTCAGTTGATGTTCCATCAAGTTGGTGAAGATGTTCGGATCCTGGATGACATCAACACACTTACAACCACCACTCTTGAAAAGGGTGACGATTTCAAAAGCAATCAAACGATTAGAGTTATTGATCAGATCGCAAATGATATTGCAACTTTATTCAATACCAAATACCTTGGTCAGATTCCAAATGATGCTGATGGTAGAATTTCACTTTGGAATGATATTGTTAAACATCATCAAACACTTCAATCAATTAGAGCCATTCAGGACTTTAATCCAGCTGATGTTGTTATTTCAGCAGGTGACACAAAGAAATCCGTTGTGGTATCTGATGCAGTGGAACCGGTCAACGCTATGTCACAACTGTATATGACAGTTGTTGTCAACTAAGGAAGGGGGTGAAGATACATGGCTAATATTATGAATGCAAAAGATGCTGTTAGTGCTTCCCTTGCAAAATGCTTTGTGACAATTGATGGTGATCGTTATGAGTTTATGCAAGCAATTAACTTGGAAGCAAGTATTGAAAAGAACAAGTCACAAGTTCCGATCCTTGGAAAAACCGGAAAAGGTAACAAGTCAAACGGTTGGTCAGGATCCGGAAATGCAACGTTCCATTATAACACCGGAATCTTCAGAAACTTATTGAAGAAGTACAAAGACACCGGTGAAGATGTTTATTTTGATATTCAAGTAACAAATGAAGATCCTTCTTCTGCAGTTGGTAGACAGACAGTGATCTTGAAGGATTGCAACCTTGATGGTGGAATCATTGCAAAGTTTGATGCTGATGCTGAATATCTTGATGAAAGTATTGACTTTACTTTTGAAGATTTTGAGATCCCTGAAACTTTCAGCAATCTTGCTGGAATGCAATAAAAATAAAGAGATAGAAAGGAATGATGATTGATGGGTAATTTATCAGCTTTTTTGGCACAAAATGCAGTTAAAGTGGAAAATATAAAGCACGTTGTTTCAAAACGTTTCAATGATGAAAAAGGAAAGCCAGTCCAATGGGAAGTGAAATGTTTGACTTCCAGTGAAGATGAAGCTTTGCGGAAATCATGCACAAAGCGTGTTCAGGTTCCGGGTAAAAGGAATCAGTTCACACAGGAAACAGACTTCAATCAATACCTTGGGAAACTTGCTGCAGCCTGCACTGTTCATCCAAACTTGAATGACGCTGAACTTCAAACTTCATATGGTGTCATGGGTGCAGATGATCTGCTGAAAGTAATGTTGACACCTGGTGAATATGCCGATTATTTGAATAAGATCCAAAACATAAATGGATTTGAAATTTCATTTGAAGAATCGGTTGAAGAAGCAAAAAACTAATAAGTGAAGGTGATTTTGAAGCAAACATTGCTTATTATTGCCTTCACAAACTTCACATGATCCCATCACAATTCTTACAGCTGGATAAAGCAGAACGTGCTTTCATTGTGGCTGCAATTGAGATCAAGATGGAAAATGAAAAGAAATAAGCAAGCAAGATAAGCAAACCTAAACGAAAGTAGCAGGTGGATCCAGTGTGATTCATCTGTTATTTTTTTAGGCATGAAGGGCAGGTGAAAAACGTATGGCAACAATAAGAACTGCAATTCAAGTGACTGATGGGATGTCACCGGCATTCAGATCCATGAACGCTGCAATGAATACTGTTTTAAGTAGCTTTGAAGCCTTGCAAGGTGCTTCAGGTAATGCAATTGACACCGCTTCAATACAATCAGCCAGGGGTGAATTAAACCGGGCAGAAGTGGCATTCAATAGGATTGACACTGAAATTGAACAAGCAAGACGTGAACAAGATGGATTTAATGATGAAATCAGGGAAGGTGGATCTGCAGCTGGTGGACTATTGAACATGGTCAAGAAAATTGCACTTGCTGCCGGACTTGCTTTTGGTGGAAAACAGATCCTTCAACTATCAGATACTTTGACACAAACAACTGCAAGACTGAACCTGATGAATGATGGACTTCAAACAACTGATGAACTTCAGAAGAAGATCCTTGCTTCAGCGGACAGATCAAGGGCATCATATGTTGCAACTGCTGATGTGGTTGCAAAACTTGGTCAAAGGGCAAGTGATGCTTTCAGTTCAAATGATGAAACAATTGCATTTGCTGAAAACCTGAACAAGTCTTTTGTCATTGCTGGTGCTTCTACACAAGAAATGCAGTCAGCAAGTTTGCAATTGACACAAGCTTTGGGATCCGGGGTGTTGCGTGGTGAAGAACTGAATGCAGTCTTTGAATCAGCACCAAACGTGATCCAAACAATAGCTGATTATCTTGATGTGCCAATTGGTAAGATCAGGAACATGGCTTCAGAAGGATTGATCACAGCGGACATTGTGAAAAATTCAATGTTATCTGCAACAGATTCAATCAATGCACAATTTGAACAAATACCATATACTTTTGCACAGGTTGGAACCATGATTGGAAATGATCTTCTTTCAACTTTTCAACCGGTTATTCAAATGATCGGTGGTGCAGCACAATTTATTCATGACAATTGGGCAACTATTGAACCGATCTTTTGGGGTTTAGCAGCTGCCATTGGTGCTTATGCTGCCATAACAGGCATATCAACAGCGGTCACATGGCTTTCCGTTGCTGCTAATAGAGCATTAGCACTTTCATTGCTTTCCAATCCTATTGGATGGATAGCTTTGGCAATCGGTGTTTTAATAGGTGTTATATATAAATGGGTTCAATCAGTTGGCGGTGTGAAGATTGCCTGGATGATAGCAATGGACAAAATGCTGTTTGCATGGGATGCCTTGAAGATCGGTTTCATGATCGGTGTTTATGCAGTCATGGATCTTTGGGATAAAATGAAACTTGGAATGATGACAGCTGGAACCGGCATCCAAAACTTTATGGGTGATATGAAAGCCGGAACTTTGACGATCCTTCAGGATATGGTCAACGGTGGAATTGACATCATAAACAGTTTTATTGATCAACTGAATAAGATCCCAGGGGTATCACTTGAAACAATTCAAAGTGTCACCTTTGCAACTAATAGTGCAGCTTTGAATGAAGCTGAAAAACAAGCAAGAAATGCTGATCTTGGATCATACCAGCAGCAGATTGAAATGAACATCACTGACAGGAACACAAGCCTGGTGGGGATGATGCAGGATGCTATGGATGCCACAAATGAAAGACAAGCCAAGATCCTGGATGCACAAGCAACAGCAGCTGCAGCTGCAAGTGAAGAAACCGCTTATAATACCGGTGAAATTGCTGCATATACGGCTTCAACTGCCAAAAGCATGGAATCATCAGAAGAAGAATTGAAATATCTTAGAGAAATAGCAGAACAGGATGCAATCAACAGATATACAACAGCTGAAATCAAAGTTGATATGGGTGGGATAACCAACCAGGTCAGCGGTGAAACGGATCTTGATGGTATGGTCACATACTTGGAAGAAAAGTTGTATGAATCCATGTTGGTTGCAGCGGAAGGGGTGCATGACTAATGGCATATATTGTTTATTTGGATGGTGTTACCCTTCCGGTTACACCTTCAAAGATACAAATGAAGATCAAGAATCAAAATAAAACAATCAACCTGATCAATGATGGTGAAGTTAATATCTTGAAGTCAGCTGGACTGACTGAAATTGATTTCACTGTTATGATCCCACACACAAGATTTCCTTTTGGTTATTATCCACTAGGATTTCAGGAAGCTTCATTCTACCTGGATAAGCTGGAAGCTTTGAAGGTGGATCAGATCCCATTTCAATTCATTACATCTAGGACTTCACCGGCTGGATCCTTATTGTTTGATACTAACTTGAAGGTATCACTTGAAAGTTATAATATCAATGAGGATGCAAAGGAAGGTCAATCAATCAGCGTGGACATAAGCTTGAAACAATACAAAGATTATGGAACAAAAGTGGTCACAGTTGAAACCAAGTCAGCCGGAACGGTTGTCC